AGCCACAACAAGTGCGCGCTGGTGCGTTTGGCCGCGTTAATCGCATCAATAATCAGCGCACCTTGCGCGCTAGTAACTGGCTGGCTCAATTGGACGGCAAAGGTTGCCCATGAGCCGTCCCATTGATAGTCGGTGTCATACGCTGCGCCGTCGTCCCAGCGCCGCCCACCAATCCGCTCAATAATCACGGCCGAGCCTTGCCCCATCGCTTTGAGTACGTCCCGCACCGCGCCCACCGTGCCTTTGCGCGCCTGAATCGCGCGCGCGGCTTTGAGCATGTTGCGTTTGGTATCCACTGGCCATGCGTCTGACCATGCATCCGCGTTGCGCTCATACGCCATGATGGCCAGCAATGGTTCTGGACATGTGTCTGGGTCTTTGAGCGCGGGAATCAGCAGCGGCATGATTTGTGCGTCATACGCATCAACCAAATCATGCTCAAGCGGCGTGCTGCCAGCGGGCAGTACGGTGTGTAAATTGCGTGGATTCGGGCGCACAGGGTAATTGTTTGGGCTCGCGTTTGTGCTGGTCATAGCAACGCCCCAATGTGTGTCACGCTGATGCCAGTGCATTGGCGTGCGGTGGCGACGTCGGTGACCAAGTCAGCCGCTGGGCTCACCACTTGGCCATTTTGTACGCCCTCCACCATCGCGCGCGCCAGTAAGCCTGCGCGGGTGATGTCATGCCCCAGTTTGTAATGCTGTTCGGTATACGCCCGCACCGCCGCCCGCGCCCGCGCCAAGGTGCTGGGAATGTCCGCGCCGGGGTAGGTCGTGAGGTTGAGCGATACGGTGTAGGTTTGCACAATGGCAGGCAAAACGTTGACCAAATCACAAATGGGGCGAATGTATTCATCATTGAGCGCAGCGGCCACGGTGTCAATCAGCGCAGGGCTGGCAATCCCGCCCGCCGCCCAGCTCAAAATCCGCACCTCCACCACGCCCGCATCGGGCGAGCGCACGGATGCATCAAGCACATCCCCGCTGGCGGATAAGGCGTGGAATAAATACGCACCGTCTGAGCCTGCGCTGGTGTAGCCCTCGTTTTTCAGCGTGAGGCGCATTCGGTAGGCTTCATCGGTTTCGAGCACCGCTTGCACAGGCGGATTGGCGGTAGGGTTGGCTGGCACAATCACTAAGCGGGCGCACTTAAAATCAGGGTTCGCGCCCAATTGGTCAAGCCATTGCCCCTGCGCATACGCGAGCAGCATATTTTTGACCTGTGCTTGGTAATCTTGCAAGTCACGCCAGCGCCGCGTGGCGCACGCTTCAATCACAATATAAGCGGGGTCAGCTTCATGGAAAATATACGGGCTGCCCGTGCGCGCCAGTGCAGCGGCTTGCACATCGGCAACCATGGTTTGCAATACCGATTCATAGCTTTGCGGCTCAAGCTCGGCGGGATACGGCAAGCGGCTCAAATCAACCGCTGATAATGTGCCCGCGCTGCTCGCGCTCAAATCAGACGTTGCCATGCGTTCCCCCTAAATCGGTGTACTGAAACTGCACCGCCTTGTCATTAATCGTGCCTTGCAAACTCAAATTGAGCTTGCCCTCAGACGGCTCAATCGCAATTTGGGTAATCGTAAAACGCCGTTCCCAGCGCATGACTTCGAGCGCCAATGCAGCGCGCAGCGTGGCCAGTATCGCTGGGGTTGGCGCTTGGTCAACCATTGAGGGCACCAAACTGCCAAAAGCACGGCGGTGAATCCGCGTGCCTTTGAGGGTGTTGATGATTTTGTCGATGGATTGATAAATATGGGCGTCAAGGTCGAGCCATTGCCCTGTGGCAGCGTTCATCATGGGTTCACCCCCGAGCTTGGCCGCGTGCTGCCATCGTCCACATAATTGTGGGTGTGTGCCACGTCAACCGACACGCCACCCTTGCCCGTAATGCCGCCATTAAATGCGGCGCTGCCTGCTTGAGTCAGCGTGCCTGCGCAGGTGTTGTTGCCTTTGTGGGTTACGTCACCATTGTGCGTGGTGGCATCGGCGGTGGTGGTGAGCGATTTTAGCCCAGCAACCGTGCGCGCACCGCTGGCGCGGTTGTGTTCTATGGTCGTGCCGTCCGAATATTTGGTTAATTCGGCGTCTAAATTGGTTGAGGGGGCGGGGTTGTCGTTGTTATAAAACGAGCGCCCAATATAGGCGTTGCGCATGTCCCCATCAATGCTAATCAGCTCCACTTCCTCGCCCACCGTGGGCGGGTTCCACACGCTGACCTTGCCCGCGCGCTCAGATGTCCAGCGTATCCAATCGGTCACGGCGCTCTCATCCTGCCCCCACTGTACGCGTGCGCGTGCCGTGTCGGCGTTGACTTCAATCACGCGGCCAATGCGGATGAGGTTTTTAATTTGAGCGGTTGGATTTGTCATTGCGCGATTGTGTGGCGCATCATGCGCAACATCAAGCGGGCGCGGTTGGTGTAGTGGTTTACACCAACTCGTTTCAAATTGCGTAGGGTGGGCATTGCCCACCCTGCTTTTTGCGGCGTGGCGGTTTTAAAGACTCAAATGCTTAAGCAATATCTCACGCACCGCCTCTTCATCCGCAGGGTTGATGCCCAGCAACGGGCGGGCGGTGTACACCACCTGAATCCCTGCGCGCACCCGATCGGCCAAACCAAAATGGTGCACCGCTGCGATTTTGTCGCTCGCACCTGCAAACTCAAGGGTGGCGTGGGTTGAGGTGTTGGCGGCTTTGAGTTTGCCGCGCAGTTTTTTAAACATCATGCCACGGGCGCGGGCGCGCAGTGCGCCTCGGGCTTTGAGTTGTGGCAGGCGCGGTGCAAAGGCGGCACCGTCTGGGCTGGTTTGGGCGCTGATGCGCTGGTGGTTGCGTTGTTTGAGGGTTTGGATAATCTCGCGCAGGGCGGCGCGGCTGGCCGCTGGGCTGCATTGGGCGAGCAGCGCCATAAGCGCGGCGTCCAGTGAGGCCAGCTCGCTCATGGTGCGCCCGTGGTCTGATCTGCGCCGTTCAGGTTCAAAAACGCATGCGCCACCGCATCAAGGCTTAATCCAGCGTGGTGGGTGTAGGTGGTGCGCCCGTCAGTGACGGCCACGCTCACATCTTCGCTTAATTTCAAGCTCAGCATTAAATCGTAGATTTTGTGATTGATAATCTCGGACTCAAAGCTAATGGCGTCCCTTGCCAATACTGGGTTGTCCATCATGTCCGCCTGTTGCTCACGCATAAAATCCACCACCACGCCAAACACTTCGTCAGGCTCGCCAGCATAGTCGGTCAACACGAGCTGGGCGGTGTAATGCTGGGTGTAGCCTGCGCTGGCGTTGGCGTTGGTCAATAAAAACCCGCTGGTCACAAACAGCATGATTTTGTCGGGTTCAATCTGTGGCAGGCGTTGGGTGAGCAACTCCCGCAGGCGCTGGGCTTTTATCATGCCGTGCCGCCGTGACGTCGGTGGGCTGCGGCCAGTTTATGATCATAGTCGTTGATGGCGTAGGCTGGGCCATTGTAGAGTTTGGCAAAGGCTGCCCACTGGTGGGCTTTGAGTGCTTTGAGCATGCCTGCGTTGCTTTTGTGTTTCACAAAGGCCACAAAGGCGTTGAGCTGAGCCGCCTCGTTGGTGCACATGGCGTCAAAAAATGCCTGCACATCCGCAAACCCGCACAGCGCGTAATTAAACCCCATGATTTGAAACAAGCCATACGACGCGGCGTTTAATGCGGCGGCATCATGAATCCCGCGTGCGCTTTGTAATCTATGCCACTCAGCACCGCCGCCCAAATACCCGCCGCTTTTGGGGTTGCACAAGTTTGGTTGGCGCTCGTATGTGGCGCTGGCAGTGGCCTCACCACACAGCGCTTTGAGGTGACGATAAAACTGGTGGCGTTCAAACAACAGCACGGGATTGCCGTTGGCATCAAAGCCATGCTTGCGCGCTTCAACCTCAGTCACGGCCAACACACAGGCCACATCAACCCCCAGCGCGGCAGCGGCCGCTTCAATCGCTGCGTGGTCAAGGGTGCGCGCATCATGACTGGGCGCCACGCCGCGCAAGGTGTTTAGGGTTTGAGCCCCCGCAATCCCATCGGCCACCAAGCCGTGGGCGCGCTGATACTCACGCACCGCCGCTGCGGTGGCGGCACCATAAATGCCGTCATTGGTGATGGCCGCGCCATTGGCAATCAAGAGGTTTTGCAGCGCAATGACATCTGCGCCGCGTGAATTTTGGTGGATGGTGCGGGTTTGGTTTGACATGTTTTTAACTCCAAAGGTTGAGGGTTTCTTTTATAGGGACAACCGCGCCTGAGGCGATGTTGTAGGGCAGGTCAATGGCGGTGCCATACGGCAACACCACTGGCAATCTTAATAAATCTGGGTTGAGCCGCATAATGGCGTTTTGGTCAAACGTGCAGCCGTGCCGCGTGACAATCTCGTCGAGCGTGTCGCCTTGGTGGCTGGTGATGCGGTAGGTTTGAGGGCGGCTCATAGCAGCTCGCTGTTGCTTGACGGCTCGCCCTTGATGGCGCGGATGTGCGCCAGCCCGTCGCGCTGCAAGGTGCTGGTGGTGGCGATGGTATCGTCGCTGCGCTGCGTGCCTTGGTGGGTGGCGTCAAAGTTGGCCATGCGCTCGTTCAGCAGGGCACAGGCGTAGCAATACACGGCGGATTCATAATGATGAATGCGCCAGCTGCGCCCGTCGATTGGCGCGTCTTGCTCGGTCAATTGGTTAAAGGTTTGGGCATCATTGCCAAACGTATTGCCCGTTTCATTGCCTAGTAATTCGTTTTGCGCATTGACCCAATCGGTTAAATCGGCGGCCACGCGCAACATGGCGCTGGTCAATACATGGCGTGCGCGCGCCGCATTGACCGTGCCGTCCAGCCGCATGGTCTCCCGAAAATGCGCGGGCGTGATGCTTGGCCAGCCACTATGCTCAATCACAGGCTCAAGCGCGGGAGGCGCGGCGGCAATCACCATGCTGTCGGCGGGTTTGAGGACGGTTTCGTTGATTTTCATGAATGCTCACGGTTCAATAAGTTGAATAAATGAGTGAGGGGTTGTGGCGTGCTTTGGGCAGTGTTTAGCGTGCCGTCCGCACGCCAGCCCCTCGGGTGGTGCGCTAAGACTCAGGGTGCGCTGGCGTCAGTTGGGCTGACGTCGGGCGCGGGGTTCGGTTCGGTTGCGTCGGTTGCATCGGCGCTGGCCTTTTTAAGGGCGCGTTCAATGTCTTCGATTTTGCGTTTCACGCCGCTGTTTTTATCCAACACCATGGCGCGCTGGTAGTGCTCTAATGCGGTGGCGCTGTTCTCAGGGCTGTTATTGCCCGCTGCTTTGTGCAGCTTGGCGCGCACTTCGTCTGGCATGTCGTGCGGCACGAGCAGGTCAATATATGCGTGCAGGGTGTCAATCTCAGTCACCGCTTGCGCGGCCAGTGCGCCGTCGGCTACTTCGTCCGCG